AAAACTTGGTGATGAGGTTGGATCAGATGGTACGGTAATCACTGTAAATTACATTACCACTGATGGAGAGGATGGTAATGGCGCCAATTTATTTGTTTTTTCTGGAAGTTTGGTAAATGCATCGGGAGGAATTATAAACCCAGGAAATATAACCATTACAACAAATCAATCATCTCAAAATGGTTCAAATATAGAACCAATTGATTCCATCAAATATTATGCACCCAGAATTTATTCCTCACAAAATAGAGCGGTGACTTCTAGAGATTATGAAGCCATTGTTAAAAGAATATATCCAGAAGCGGAATCTGTTGCCGTTATTGGTGGTGAAGAACTCGATCCACCAGAATTTGGTAATGTAGTTTTAAGCATAAAACCAAAAAATGGCAGTTATGTATCCGATTTTAATAAATCTTTAATTTTGAGCAATTTGAAACAATATACTGTTTCTGGTATTAATACAAGAATCAGCGATCTCAAAATACTTTATGTTGAAATAGATTCATCTGTTTATTATAATACTTCTCAAGTGTCTAATTCTGAGACATTAAAAACAAGTGTTATTACTAACATAACAAAATATTCAAATTCCTTAGATCTCAATAAATTTGGTGGAAGATTCAAATATAGCAAAGTTCTAAGTATAATTGACAATACTGACACTGCAATTACATCCAATATAACTAAAGTGATAATAAGAAGAGATTTGAAAGCATCTCTTAATCAGTTTGCACAGTATGAACTTTGTTTTGGAAATAGATTTCATGTAAATTCCAAAGGATATAATATAAAGTCCACAGGATTTAAAATATCCGGAGATGTTGATACAGTTTATTTGACAGACATTCCAAATTCTGATCATAAGACTGGTATTATATCTGTTGTTAAAACTTTATCAGATGGAACAGAAAAAGTGATCAGTAAGTCTGCTGGAACTGTGGATTACGTAAAGGGTGAGATTAATATAGGAACAATTAATATAACTTCAACAAGCAAACCTAATGGAATAATTGAAATACAAGCTTTTCCAGAATCAAACGATGTTGTTGGATTAAAAGATCTTTATATATCATTTGATGTTTCTAAAAGCACAATAAATATGGTAAGGGACGTAATTGCTTCTGGTGATGAAATAACAGGAAATACATTTACTAAAGATTATTATACGTCAAGTTATTCAAACGGGAATTTAGCAAGAAACTAATATGATACAGACTGGATTTGAATCTAGAGTTAAGGTTCAACAAATCATTGAGAGCCAACTTCCAAGTTTTATATTGGATGAAAATCCAAATGCGTCCGAATTTTTAAAGCAATATTACATATCACAGGAATATCAAAGTGGACCGATAGATATTGCCGAAAATCTTGATCAATATCTAAAATTAGACAATCTTACACCAGAAGTAGTCGTTGATAGCAGCACCCTATCTTCCGATATAAATTCCAGTGAAACTAATATTTCTGTTTCAAGCACCAAAGGTTTTCCTAGTAAGTATGGTCTTTTAAAAATTGATGATGAAATCATTACATATACTGGAATAAGTGGAAGTACCTTTACGGGATGTATTCGTGGTTTTAGTGGGGTTACAAGTTACCATCAAGAATTAAATAAGGAAGAATTAATATTTTCATCATCATCTGCGGCACAACATTCAAGTAATACTAGTGTACAAAATTTAAGTTCTCTATTCTTAAAGGAATTTTATAAAAAGTTAAAGTATACAATTTCTCCAGGCCTAGAAAATGTAGATTTTACTAGTGAGTTAAATGTAGGTAGTTTTTTATCTAAAATTAATGATTTTTATTCTGCAAAAGGTACGGATGACTCTATTAGGATCCTCTTTAACGTACTTTATAATGAGACACCAAAAGTCATAAATTTAGAAGATTACTTACTTAAACCATCATATTCCGATTATCAAAAAGAAGAAGTAGCAATTATAGAAAAAATATCTGGAGAAAATCCATTAAACTTAAGTGGCCAAACCATCAAAAAGTTTAATGATGATTCTACTAGTGCTGCTGTATCTTCCGTAGAACCATTTGTAAGAAATTTAAAACAATTTTATAAGTTAAATTTATTTGTAGGAAATAGTGAATTTTCTGCAATAGAAGGAAATTTCACTATTACACCAAGCACAAAAACAACTAATACATCAAGTGTATCTTCATCTGTAATTACAGTAGATTCTACTATTGGATTCCCAGAGAGTGGAACCTTATATATTGGAAATAATAAAGTTACATATACAAATAAATCTGTCAATCAATTTTTAGGATGTTCTGGAATTGAAGAAGAAGTAGTTAAAAACTCTTTGGTTAGAAATGATGAAATTTATTATGGTTATGAAAATGGAGATCTAACTAAAAAAGTAGAATTTAGAATTCTTGGAGTTTTATCTGATTTTTCATCCACAACAGAAAATGTAAGTGTATATGAAAATGACATAATAACACTTAGAAATTTGGGAGATAACATCAAAAATCCTTCAGAAAAAACTTATAAAGAAATTTTTGCAAATTCTTGGATTTATAATACATCTGCAAGATACAAAGTTTTATCTGTAGGTTCTAATTATCTTTTAGGAAGCACTATCGATAGGTCTAGTTTGAAGGTTGGGGACAGAGTAGAGCTCCTAGAAAGAGATACTGATATTTTAGTGTCTGAAAGTAATGATCCTCATATTTCTGAAATATCATTTAATACCGTAAAGATACAGGGAACTTTTGCCACAGTTTCTGGTAAAGAATATGATTTAAGAAGAAAAGTTAATACGGCGTACAGCTCTGGAGTTTCTATTGAATATGGAAACGATAAAATAACCTCAGATATCCAAAATTTATATAGTGATGGGGATGAATATGCATATATTGCTTCAAATTCTCTGCCATCTGGAGTTATTTCTGGATTTACATATCCTTACAGATATAATATAACTACAAATATCAAAAAAAGTTCTATATCATCAGTATCATCTTTATTTGATTTTGATGGATCTTTATGGAACACCATTGGTTTTTCAGATTCAGCCCCATTTTTAACTGGAGATAAGATTTACTACCAACCATCAGGAGAACCTCTATCTGGGTTGAGTACTGGAACTTATTATGTTGAAGTTCTACAAGACAATAAAAAAATTAGATTGTATTACAGTCAAGCGTCTATTGATGGATCTTCTTACATTAAATTTGGATCATCTTCTCCTTTTGGAACTCATGATTTTACATTATTTTCCCAAAGAGATGAGGAAATCGGAGTTCAAAAAATATTTAAAAAATTCCCATTAGAGAAAAATATTAAATCTCCTGGAGAAGAAACAATTCCTGGTTCTACAGGAATGTTGATAAATGGTGTAGAAATTTCAAACTACAAATCATTTGATAAAGTTTATTATGGTCCACTAGATTCCATTGATGTTTTATTTGGTGGAGAAGGATATGATGTTATAAATTTACCACTAATAGATATTTCATCAGGAGTTACTGCAGCAGCAGCACAACCAGTTATTAGTGGTTCTATTGTTGATATTTCTGTAGGTGAGCAAAACTATGACATCGAAAAAATATTATCTGTAGACATTTCGGGAGGAAATGGGACAGGAGCAGTAATAGAACCTATTGTATCCAGAAGAGGAAGAACTATATCATTTGATGGAAGAACCATAGAGAATGGAGGTGGAATTAGTACAACAGGAAATAGAGTAGTATTTTTAGATGATCACAATTTAAATAATGGTGAAGAAATAATCTACAACTCAAATGGTAATACAGAGATTCCTATCGATTCTGCAGAATCTGTAAAACTCGTAAACAGTTCTTCTTACTATGTAAGAGTAGAAAATAATACTACAGTATCTCTTTTCGAAACACTAGAAGATTATAATTCAAACACAAATATTGTTGGATTTACTACAGGATCTTCGGGTACTCATAAATTTACTACAGCTTCCCTTAAAAATACTATATCTGAGATTAAAGTGCTAGATGGTGGAAGTGGATATACAAACAGAAAATTGATTGTAAAATCATCTGGTGTATCTACTACAACCAACTCTATCAATTTTCCAAATCATGGGTTCAAAACTGGTGAGTTGGTAGATTATTCTTTTGAAACATCAGGAATAACCGGTCTTTCAACATCAAAACAATATTATGTTTTAAAAGTAGATGATAATTCTTTTAGACTTTGCGATGCTGGAGTTGGTGGGACCAGTACTGTAGATTATGATTCATTATACTATACAAATTTGGAAAGTGTTGGATCTGGATATCAATACTTTAGTTATCCACCAATATCAGTTTCGATAAGATACAATCCTGTAGGATTTGGAACTTCTACTCAAACGTATGAAGAAATTGCACTAACACCATCTGTAAGAGGTAGAATAGAACAGGTTTATGTGTATGATGGAGGCACTGGTTATGGATCTACAATTTTAAACTATCAAAAGAATCCAACAGTAACTATTAAAAATGGAAAAAGTGCTTCATTGGTTCCAAATATTTCCAATGGACAAATAGTTTCTGTAAATGTGGATTATGGTGGATTGGAATATTATTCCTCCCCAGATTTAGTAGTTTATGATCCCACCAACGCTGGTTCTGGAGCTAAATTAAAAGCATCAATTAATAATGGTATAATAACAAGTGTAAAAGTAGAATCCACTGGTATTGGATATTCATCATCTTCTACTATAAAAGTAATTCCTGCAGGATCTAATGCATCATTACGTCCTAGCGTTAGACAACTTACAATAAATGCCAATTTTAAATATGGAAGTGAACTTTTATCGCAAACAGATGTTGATAAATTAAAATATAGTGTTATTGGATATTTTGATAACCTTAGAAGTTCTTTTTCAGAAAGTGCAGATATTGCAAATCCTTCTATTTCGGGAATAATTGGTTGGGCATACGACGGAAATCCAATATATGGTCCATTTGGATATGCAGATCAAGAAAATACTGGATCTATAACTAGAATAAGTTCTAGTTATGTTTTAGATACTTCATATGTAGATAGACCATCTGGATTTGCATCAGGATTTTTTGTAGAAGATTACAAATTTAACAACTCCGGCGATCTAGATGAATATAATGGTAGATTTGGAAAAACTCCGGAATTTCCAAATGGAGTTTATGCTTATTTTGCAACCATTGATGCATTAGGAAATCCGTCTTTCCCATATTTTGTAGGGAATAGTTACAAATCAAAAGTTTTAGAAGAAAACAAAACTCTATCACAATCTTTTGATTTTTCAAGTACAAAATTATTGAGAAATACAAATCCTTATAAAGTTTCTGACGAAAATGCTGGATATGACTTTATTCCTGAAATAGATGATATAAAAAATCAAAAAATAGTTATCGAATCAGTTAATAATGGATCTGTAGAGTCATTTGACATAAAATCATCTGGTGTAGATTATAAAGTAGACGATTTATTACAATTTGATAATAATGGTACTAATGGAAACGGAGCTTATGCGGCGGTTTCATTTGTTAAAGGTAAAAATATCACAGAATTGAATACTGAATTAGTAAAATATGAAAATTCGACATTTACTTGGTTAGATTCTGAAAAAATAAAAGTATCTATTTTACCCAACCACAATTTGAGTAGTGGAGATTATGTAACTATTTCAGGATTTTCTACGACTTTATCAACTCTCAATGATACCTTTAAAATAAGTGTAGAATCTAAGAGTGCTATTGCAATTTCTAGTATTGCATCAGTTGCAAGCATAGGAACCACTGAAATATATGTTTCCACTATTCCTAATAATATTTCTATCGGTAGTAGCATTGGTATTGGGACAGAAACTGTAAGAGTTCTAGAA